GATACTATTGCTGACTATCTTACAAATTATCACGGTTTTAGACGAGAAAGTTTTGCTAATACACTCAAAGATGCTGTAAGTGTAGTGTTTGGCTGGGACAGAACCATGCTAGAAGGTCGCACTAAACAAGCACGTGAGTGGCGAGAACAAGTTGATCCTTGGTGGGCAGAGCGTCTAAATATGCCCAACTTAACACCACGCTGGGTATTGCAATATTGGGGTACAGAAGTGTGCCGAAAAGGTTTCCACGATAATATTTGGATTGCCAGCTTGGAAAATAAACTACGTAACAGTACAGATGATATTGTCATTAGCGATTGCCGTTTTCCTAACGAAATCAAATCAATTAAAGACGCCGGCGGCATTGTTATCCGTGTTGTGCGTGGCCCTGAACCTGAATGGTACGAGGATGCAGTATACGCAAATAAAGGCCCTAATGGAAATACTCGTTGGGCACTAAGTAAAAGTAATCTTGAAAAGTTTAAAATTCACGCTAGTGAAACAGCTTGGGTAGGAACTGATTTTAATGCTGTTTTAGATAACAACGGCAGTATAGATGAGTTGTTTGCCCAGGTTAAAAATCTGGTACAAGATCCCCTTGTCGCCAGCGAACACCCTCTTTATGCAGGACTCGCTGACAATTAGCACATATAGTTTTTAAGTTAGTGTGTTTACAGTTGTTTAAATCACCATCAACGTGAAACACGGCAAACACTTCCTTATGCGTTGATTTAAATCCGCATTTATCGCAAGTATTTTTCATCTTGTAACCAGCACGGTGCCAACGTGCAATGCCTGCATACTTGCCACCTTTAAGGCAAGCTTCACATAATTTTCTATAGTAGGTCCTGCCTTTTTTAATATAGTTAACGGCTGCAGGCCTGTATCCACACGAACATAAAGGTCTCATAACGATATTTAAGCCTTTTCCATCCCTTTTCAATAGTTGATAACAGGCACAAAAAGCCAAAATCCACTAAATACAAATAGGAATATAGCATTCATGGAGATCACAAAATGGCTCAACTAAGTTCACCTGGCGTAAGCGTAACAGTTATAGACGAAAGTTTTTATACTAGTGCCGCTCCCGGAACAACCCCTTTAATTATTGTTGCATCTGAACAAGACAAAGCAAATGCTTCAAGCACTGGTACAGCTTTAGGTACAACACAAGCCAATGCTGGCAAAGTTTACTTGATTACAAGTCAAAAAGAATTATCAGATACATTTGGAACACCAAGTTTTAAAACTGATGCAAACAACAACCCAATTCACGCTGGAGAACGAAACGAATACGGTCTTCAAGCAGCATACAGCTATCTAGGCGTAAGCAATCGTGCGTATGTAGTACGTGCAGATGTTGACTTAGGTCAGCTAGAAGCACAATCAGCAGCACCTGCTGGCGCTCCAGAAGATGGCCAATTATGGTTTGACACTGGAAGTACAAAATTTGGTATTTTTCAATGGAATAGTGCCGCAGCAACTACAACAACCGGTCAAACATTTGTTAACAAAGTTCCATTAGTTATTACAAAAGAAGATCAACTTTCTGGTAGTACACCAAAAAATAGTGTTGGAGCAGTAGGAGATTATGCTATTGTTTCAAAAGATGCAGAATATTCATTGTGGTTTAAAAAAGCAAAAACAAACACAGCCGCTGGAACTTGGGTAGAAGTAGGATCTCCAAATTGGGTAGCAAGTTGGCCAGCCGCACAAGGCGGTATTAGTAACCCAGCTTTATTGTCTGGAGACACACTAACTATTACTGTAGACGGCAATGACAGCAGCTACACAGGACATACAACAGTAGCATCGTTAGTAGCAGATATTATGACAACACCAGCCGATGGAATTACAGCGGCAGTTATTAACGGTCGTTTAGAACTATACACATCAGGTTTAGATTTTGAAGTAAGTGGAACAAGTGTTGCAAAATTAGGTCTAGTACCAACACCAACTGGTTACGGATCAACTGGAACTTTCAAAGCTCCAGCACTTAAAATTAGCCCGCACTATACAGTTCCTGATTTTAAACGTTCAAGTACTAGTGTTCAAGGAGTTCCATCAGGTGCTGTTTGGGTTAAAACAACAGATCCAAACTTAGGTGCTCGTTGGAGAATTAAAGTTTACAACAGTTCTACAAAAAGTTGGACTGAAAAAGCAGCTCCGCTATATGCTTCCAATGCAGAAGCACTTAAAGGTCTAGATAATACAGGCGGCGGCATAAACTTAACTCAAAATACATTATATGTAAAACATAACATTGAAGAACAAACAACAAATGGTAATCCAGATTTAGCAAACTTTAAAGTTTATGCTCGCAGATTATCAGGAGCAACTGAAATTGTTTCTTTAAGTACATTCTCAGCGTTTACTACAGCAGGTAGTAACTCATTTACAATTCAAGAAACTGTTAAAGGAAAAACAACACTATCAGATGCATTAACTGTTGAATTTACAGGTTCTTTAGGTATTGATGAATTTGTATCTAAACTTTCTGCTAAGTTAGGAGACGCTACTTGGGGGTCAAGTCCAATTACTAGTCGTGTTACAGTATCAAAAACTTCAACAGGAACTGTATTAATTAGACATGCTGACGGTGGAGATATTCACTTTAACGATCTTACTGGAACTGCAATTGGCGATTTGTTTGAACCGTACACTGTTGGTGTTACTGGTGCAGGATTAGGCACAGCAAATTTCTATACAGACATCGACCAAGCACATGATTTTATTGCAACATTGTGGAGTCCATATGCAGATATTACAACTAGTGATTCTGCTCCAACTACAGAAGCTGAAGATGGACGTCTATGGTACAATTCAATGGTAGATGAAGTTGACATTTTAGTTCATAATGGAAGTACATGGGTGGGCTACCAGTATGATGGTTCAAGCGGACTTTCAAATGTTACATCTCCTTATTATTCTACTGATGAAGATGAAAAGACAGATCCTAAAGGTCCAATTATTAGTGCAACTAAGCCAAAGAGACAAAGCGATGATACAAACTTGGTAACTGGAGATTTATGGATTGATACAAGCGATTTAGAAAACTATCCAACACTTTACAAGTACAATGCAGATTTAGGAAAATGGATTATTGTTGATACAAGTGATCAAACTACAGAAGATGGTATAATTTTTGCAGATGCTCGCTGGGCAGTAGATGGTGGTACAACAACCGCTGCAACTGAAAGCACCATAGAAGAATTGCTATTAAGCGATTTCTTAGATCCAGATGCACCAGATCCAGCATTATATCCAAAAGGTATGTTACTATGGAACTTGCGTCGTTCAGGATTTAATGTTAAGAAATTTGTACGTGACAGTATTGATGTACTAGCTGACAATGAACGTCAAGAAGGCGCATCTATGACAACATATTACCCACATCGTTGGGTAACAGAATCTGGCAACCAAGTTAACGGTGCAGGAACATTTGGACGCAAAGCACAACGTAAGGTAGTTATTCAAGCGTTACAAGCTCTTGTAAACAGCAACCAAAGCCTACGTGATGAAGAAAGTCGCGTGTTTAACTTGATTGCTTGTCCAGGTTATCCAGAACTAATCGGTGAAATGATTAGTCTAAACTACGATCGCGGACTAACAGCATTTGTAGTTGGTGATACTCCAGCACGTTTAACACCAGATGCTACAACACTAAACAACTGGGGTAAGAACGTTGCAGGTGCAGTAGAAGATAATGATGACGGCCTTGTTTCAAGTGATGAGTACTTTGGTGTATTTTATCCTTGGGGTTTTACTAGTGACAATTCTGGAAACAACATTGTTGTTCCACCAAGTCACATGATTTTACGTACTATTGCATTAAATGACCAAGTAAGTTATCCATGGTTTGCACCAGCAGGTACACGTCGTGGTGGTATTACTAATGCAACAGCAGTTGGGTATGTTACAAGCGAAGGTGAATTCCAATCTGTATCATTGAATACAGGACAACGAGACACACTTGCTGATAGTAAGATTAATCCAATCACATTTATCACAGGAACAGGTTTAGTAAACTACGGACAATATACTCGCGCAAAGAATGCTTCAGCATTGGATCGTATCAACGTAGCTCGTTTAGTAATTTACTTACGTCGTCAGTTTGCACTATTGGCAAAACCATATGTGTTTGAACCAAACGATAAAATTACACGAGACGAACTAAAAGGCGCAGCAGAAAGTCTATTGCTTGAGTTAGTAGGACAACGTGCTCTATATGACTACATTGTAGTTTGCGACACAAGCAATAACACTCCAGCACGTATTGATAGAAATGAACTATATCTAGACGTTGCGATTGAACCAGTTAAGGCAGTAGAATTCATCTACATTCCTTTACGTTTAAAGAACACTGGCGAAATCAAGGGCCTAGCATAATAATAACGGAGCATACAAAATGGCAATCGCAAGTTTATCAAAATTTACAGTACCTTTAGCAACTGATCAATCAGCAAGTGCTCAAGGTATGTTGATGCCCAAGTTAAAATATCGCTTTAGAGTGATGTTTGAAAACTTTGGAGTTTCAACACCAACAACAGAATTAACAAAACAAGTTCAAGATGCTGCTCGACCAACGTTAACATTTGAAAACCAAAAAATTATGGTTTACAACTCAACTATTAACTATGCAGGCCGTCCAAGCTGGAACGAAGTTACTGTTAAGTTACGTGACGATGTTACTGGACAAGTGTCAAAACTAGTCGGCGAACAGATGCAAAAACAATTTGACTTTTTTGAACAATCAAGTGCAGCCTCAGGCGGCGACTATAAGTTCTTAATGCGTGTTGAAATGTTAGATGGTGGAAATGGCGCACAAACACCAAATATTCTTGAAACATGGGAATGTTATGGTTGTTATGTTCGTCAAGTGAACTATAACCAATTAGGTTATGGGAACCAAGAAATGTTAACTATTGACCTAACAATTCAGCCTGATAATTGTATTCAAACAAGCGGTGGCGCTGAAGCTCCAACTTCAAGACGTACTGGTACAGCAGCTACAGCTTCTGGAGCAAGATAATAAAAGAGCCTACTAATAGTAGGCTTTTTTATGGGTTTTTATTAACTACGTAGTTAATACCTACAGATAAATATTTGTATGGCTTTTACAACTAATCAATTCTTATATCGTCCTAGCAATGTTACGTTGAAAGATTACGCACATGCAGCTCGAATTTTTACTGACGATCAATTTAGACTTGCTCCTAAGAGCAAGTTCTTATTTCATGTGGCATTTAACATAAATCCGTCAGCTTTAAAAAATATCGACCTTGTTCAACGATATAGAAACGAAATTAATGTTTTAGTAAAAACTTGTGATTTGCCACAATATAAAATAAGTGTTGACACTCTTAATCAATATAATAGAAAAAAGAACGTTCAATCTGGGCACAAATACGAAGCAATATCTATTACGTTTCATGACGATAATATGAGCTTAATTAACCAATTATGGCAAAATTACTACGCATACTACTATGCAGACTCAACTAGTGCATTAGATCCTGCGGCTTACAAAAGAACAGCAACACGTAACAGCAACTATATTACAAATCCTTATGGTTTAGACAAAGGTAGCACTGCTCCGTTTTTTAATTACATAACAATCTATCAAATGGCTCGACATGAATATGTCAGCTATACGTTATTAAACCCTATTATTAATACATTTAATCACAATAAATTAGATTATTCGCAAGGTAACACTCCTCACGAGTTTAGTATGAGCATATCATATGAAGCAGTAGCTTACGGAAACGGCGAAGTTATACAAGGAGACCCAGAAGGATTTGGATTTGAACATTATGACCAAACTCAAAGTAGTTTACAACCAGGAGACGGATCTAGACAAGATTCTCCTAGTTTTACTTCATCATCAAGATTAAATCCTCAAGAAGTTGCAAACACTGTAGCGGCACAACTCAACACCGCAGAAAATACAAAAGAAAATCAAAATTCTGGAACAACTAGATCAATAATATCTACTCCACAATCACAAACTACTGGCGGATTTACAAATCTTGTTTTTAATCAATCAACTAATCAAACAGACACTACAGTAGCAAAACAAGTTACTTTAACAAATAACAACGGATAATAGCATGCCAACGAATTTACCATCACAATCAGGCGCTGATTCAAGCCAAGAAGTTAAACAATTTTTTGACAAGTATTATATAAATCAAATTAGTTTTCCAAGTAATCAAATTGATGCAGTAGTTGGCTTTTTTCTGCAACATGGTTTTGATCAAGAAAGTGCCCGAAGTACAGGAATAGTTCTTTTAAATCAAGCACGTGAAGACAATGTGAATGTTTTTCAATTGATTGATACGTTAAAAGCACTAACGGACGTACAGTTAAGTCAAGTAGTAGCACAAATATTAAATGCGTATCGAGAAAACATAAGTGTGTTAGGATATCGTGTAGCTGGCGTCATTGACGAATACGAAAGTAGAAATATTCTAGTTTAAAAATGCCAACTAAATTTGCTCGTGGAAAATTTAACATGACACAGCCAGAAAAATATGTAGGAACTAAAATGCCTACATATAGAAGCAGCTGGGAATTTCAATTCATGAGATTTTGCGATACACATAAAAGTGTACAAAAATGGGCAAGCGAAGCAATAAGTATTCCATATAAAGATCCGTTGACTGGTAGACAGACAATTTACGTGCCAGATTTCTTCATTCAATATGTTGATAAAAACAACACTATGCACGTAGAATTGATTGAAGTTAAGCCTGCAAGCCAAACAATATTAGAGCGTGTAGGAAAAAACAAATACAACCAAGCACAGTACGTTAAAAATCAGGCAAAATGGGCTGCTGCAAATATTTGGTGCAAACAGCAAGGAATTAAGTTTAGAATATTAAATGAAAATGATATGTTCCACCAAGGTAACGCATAAGTAAAGTATGACTAAAAAACTTGAAGAATTATTAAACCTTCCTGAGAGCAAAAAAATCATCAAGGATGAGGAAAAGAAAGCGGCAAAAGCTGAAATGGCAAAAGCACAGCCATTGCTTCGCGATATTAGCGAATTTGACAAAATTTCAGCTGCTTTACCGCAAGTTAAAGGCTTAGGCGATGCTAGCGATAGTGAGTTTGACGCCCTTGCACAAAGAGCTACAGATGCATATGACGATTTAATGGATCTAGGTATGAACGTTGAAGCAAGATACAGCGGACGTATTTTTGAAGTAGCAGGAACAATGTTAAAAAACGCAATTGACGCAAAAGCCGCTAAAATTGACAAAAAACTCAAGATGATTGAGCTACAAATTAAAAAACAAAAGCTAGATCAGGATGCAAACAGCGAGGACAACGGTATTAATCTCAACGGAGATGGCGTAATTATTACTGATCGCAATAGTTTGCTGGAAAAATTAAAGAATATGAAATAAATATAGTATCGGGATTAAACTATGAAATCATTTAACGAATATCTAACAGAAAGCAAGAAAGTTTACGAATTTAAAATTAAACTTGCGGGCGATTATAAAAAAGCTGGCGAGATGATTAAATCTGCTCTTTCTCAATACAAAGTTGAAAGCTGTTCAGCTGGCAAGCGTTTACCAATTGCAGAAACACACGCAGATTTTCCACACGTTACAACTTAATCATGCTAACGATGAAAAGTCAGGCGAAGCACTACTAAGCAAAGATTACGAAGCACAATCAGAAGGTCAAAAGTTAGTTGGTGAAAAACAAAAATTTAATCTATTAAAAGAGTTAATGAAAGATAAAAAGACTCTTGAGCAGTATAAAGGCGTCAATGATGCAATCTTAGCATCAAAAACACCAACTGAATCTGCACCTGTTGATTCAGCAAAAATTAACACTAAGAGTCCTGTTGGAAGTGTGAAAGTTAAAAAGCCAACAGCTAAAACTGTCGGAGTAAAATAATGAACTTTCAAGACTTATTAACAAAAATTAAACAACTAGACGAAACACAAACTGATGAGTGTGGAGACGGATCTACAAATCCAAGAGCAGTAGTTCCAGGCGGCGACAATGATGATATGTTAACAGGCGAATGTGGCGGCATGATGTCAGCACCATCTGCTCCTAAACAAAGTGATTCAGTAACAATGAATGTCAGCATGAATGGAAGTGGTGCTGGCGGCATTAAAGACTTATTAGACATTTTACGTAATCTTGAAAATTCAGGCGATCAAGATTCTGACGATATCCTTGTTGGAATTGGTGCTGAAGAAGATTTTAACGATGCAACAACTCGCCCTAATCCTCAAACAATGGCAGTACCAGACAGCGGGGATGACTTACATCGTGAAAAAGAAGAATATAAAAAAGCAAATGGTGGTGGTAACCCAATGAGAATGCATGAAACACTAGTTGCCAAATTGTCCGCAAAATACAACGAAATCAAAGGATCTTAATATGAATGCAGAACAATATCGTGCCTTAGTTGCAAAATTGGAGGCAATTCAAGAAGCGGCACCAGATGATGATGCACAACAAATAGCATTAGCGGCTAGTAATACACAAGCAGAACCAGCAGACGGCACAACCGTTACGGGTGATGTTTATGGTAATGATAAAATTTATAAAATTGAAGCACCGACATTTAGCCAAGCATACGCTAAAGCTAAAAAAATGGGTCTAAAGAAATTTAAATGGTGCGGCATTTATGCAGTTAAAGATGCAGTTAAACCTCAACCTGTTAAACCACAACCAAAACCTGTTGATACGTTGCCAACTACACGAACTGGTGTTGTACCTGAACCAAACGATTGGAAAGGAAGACTTCAAGCAGGCGAGCGTAATTTAATCTAATTCGTCAGCAGTATCAAAAAGGGCTCTTCGGAGCCCTTTTTTTGTGTAAATAAAGTTATGGCAAAATCACTAGACGGTGTCTTAACCAAAAAGGCACATACTAAAGAAAAATTTAATGAAGCACAAGTACAAGACTTGTTAATGTGTGCTGACCCAGTAGAAGGGTACTTGCATTTTGCAAAAAACTTTTTTAATATACAACATCCTACTAAAGGTAAGATGAAGTTTGAGCCGTATGATTATCAAATACGACTCATGCACAGTTATCACGATTTTCGTTTTAACATAAACATGATGCCGCGACAAAGCGGCAAAACTACCTGTGCAGCTGGTTATTTGTTATGGTATGCAATGTTTCATCCTGACCAAACTATTCTAGTTGCCGCACACAAATACACAGGCGCACAAGAAATTATGCAACGTATTCGCTATGGTTATGAACTATGCCCTGACCATATACGCTGCGGAGTTGTAAACTATAACAAGGGCTCAATGGAGTTTGATAATGGATCAAGAATTGTATCAGCTACTACTACCGGCAATACTGGTCGTGGTATGTCAATTTCCCTACTGTATTGCGATGAGTTTGCATTCGTACAACCTAATATTGCTGAAGAGTTCTGGACTTCAATTTCACCAACACTAGCAACTGGTGGTAAGGCAATTATCACTTCAACACCTAACAGTGATGAAGATACGTTTGCTACAATTTGGAAAGAAAGCCAAGACTTATTTGACGAGTATGGTAACATAAAAGACGATCAAACTGGTCGCAACGGCTTCCACGGCTTCCGTGCAGAATGGCACGAACATCCAGATAGAGACGACGAGTGGCGTAAAAATGAAATGGGACGTATTGGTGAAGAACGTTTCCGTCGTGAATACGGTTGCGAGTTTTTAGTCTTTGACGAAACACTGATTAATAGTATTAAACTGTCAGAATTGCTAGGTCGAGACCCAACATTTAAAATGGGACAAGTTCGCTGGTTTAAAAAGCCAACACCTGGAAATTTATACCTAGCTGCGTTAGATCCTTGTTTAGGAACAGGAGGAGACTACGCAGGTATACAAGTGTTTGAACTTCCTAGTATGATTCAAGTAGCAGAATGGCAACACAATTTAACAATTATACAAGATCAAGTAAAAATATTTAGAGATGTACTAAAATATATACAAACCGAAATTGGGCAAGAATATACAAACAGCATTTATTGGAGTGTAGAAAATAATACGGTAGGAGAAGCTGCATTAGTTGTTATTACTGATTTAGGGGAAGAAACATTTCCAGGATTATTTGTCAGTGAACCAATAAGAAAAGGACATGTGCGTAAATTTCGCAAAGGATTTAATACTACATTTGGCAACAAAATTGCAGCTTGCTCTCGCTTAAAATACTTGATTGAAGAAGATAAAATGAAGCTCAATAGTAAAATATTAATTAGTGAGCTTAAAACATTTATTGCTAGCGGAGTAAGTTTTAAAGCAAAAGACGGGCAACATGATGACTTGGTTGCTGCACTTTTATTAATCATACGCATGAGCGTAATATTAGCGGATTGGGATCCTAAGGTATTTGAGCTTATGAGCGTTAATGACGAGTCAAACGAAGATTGGGAACCACCGCTGCCTATATTCGTTTCCTCAAACCTTTGATAAATATAACATGGACGCAAATTTAGATAAAATCGCAAAAGATCTGTATGGTAAAATACAGACCCGTTTTCGCAACATTAAAATCGGTGATGAAAACGCAGAAGTATTGAGCAAAAAGGAAGACATTCCCAGAGCTCGATTTTTTGAGTTCGAATACGAAGAAGGTGGTGCCCCACTAGGAACTATTGCCATTACACTAGAC